TCCTTAGTTCAGTCGGTAGAACGGTGGACTGTTAATCCATATGTCGCAGGTTCGAGTCCCGCAGGAGGAGCCAAATTTAGAAAAGCCGCTAAATAAATTTAGCGGCTTTTTGCCACTCTTATTCCTGCACATAAATCATTTCCCTGTTTAAAACGGAAGTTATTAAGCATCAGAATTAATTCTCTTTCTTCCTATCCTTTTTTCTTTATCTTCTTTCTTTTGTATTTTCATTAATGCTTTAAATCAGTAAAGAAAAACGTTCATATGAATCTTGTGTATATTTATAAAGATTATATCTAGTTATATAAAAGGAGTGGTTTCTTACAGCTTGTAATAATGAAATAAAGTCTTTATAGGACATTCAAGGAAAACTCTTTACCATATCTAATAATCAGGTCTTATCTTCTATTGTTTGCTGTTTTTGATATTGAATACTGGGATCGTATTGTGATGGAATATGAGACTGGAAATAAGATAAATTCAATAATAGTAGATAAAACAAAACCCCGCGATTAGTTTCGCGGGGCTTTGTTTAGTCAAATGGTGCCTGGGCGAGAAGTGAATTAGTTATATAAGATATTGATTTAAAATAAGTTTATTTTAGTTCATTTATTTTTGGTTACTATTTTGGTTACTAAGGCAAAATCTGATAAATCACAGTATATCAAAAAACTTTTTTTCTATTATAGTCTTCATCTCTTCACTTTTGCTAAAAAAACAAGAAAAAATCCTTATTTATTATATATTTATAAGGGTGAAGACTACTCATTTAAGTCTTCACCAAGTCTTCACCAAGTCTTCACCTATAAAAAATAGATAAATTCCTATCTTAAATTATCTTTTCAAACCCAAAATTACCTAAAAAAATCACTAAATAGAATATTTTACTCAACGCATCTAAACGTATCTAAACTATTGAAATTTAAGGTGTTTACTTTATATTTTTTGTATATATATTGTTCTATGGGCTTTTTATAAGCCCTCTTAATTAAGAACAAATAAGGGTAAAAAATGCTTATTCACAACGAAGTTAGAAACGAAATCGTTACACTAATCAAGAATAACATTCCAGAGATTGGAAATGTTTATAACGGTAGAGCATTCTTCACGAGCTTAAAACAGCAGCTACCTGCAATTTCAGTATTCTTAGATGATGCAGAATGTGATTTTAAGGTAATGGGAGAATCTGAATGGCAAGCCGAACTCAATATCTCAATCTTCCTTCCATATAGCGAGGGAGAACCCAACATTGATCGGATTGCAGAGAAGGTTAATAGCCTTATTACATTTACAGGTTATCGCCATATTCAATTTGTCAGAGGGATTCAATACCGTTATGGCTATGATGAGGATAATGCTTCTTGGATGAATGGTACGCTTTCTTACTTAATTGAATATGGTCGAGCCCCAATCAAATAACGCAAGGAAAACTTATGTTTAAAAAATTAATCGAGTTACGCCAACAAAAGGCAGAAAAAGTCGCAGAAATGCGTGCAATGCTTGATAAAGCAGAAAAAGAAAATCGTTCATTGGATGAAACTGAATCAGTAGATTTTGAAAAGTTGAAAGATTTGGTCAAACAATTGAGCGATGAAATCGCCCGTTATGAAACGGTGGCCGATGAAGAACGTAATCTTGGTGCGCAATCTAACCCATTAGAAACTCGCAGCACGAAACAATTTTCAAATGATGAATTGCGCCATTACATTAAAACTGGTGAACTTCGCAATTTAACGACAGCTAACGGTGAAGATGGCGGCTATTCAGTCATTCCTCAATTAGACAAAGAGGTCATGAAACGCTTAACAGACGATAGCGTCATGCGCCAACTTTGTAATGTCGTTCGCTTGCCTATCGGTGCGAAAGAATACAAAAAATTAGTATCGGCTGGTGGTGCAACCGTTGAGCATGGCACAGAAGACACAGCACGCAACGGCACAGCAACGCCAAAACTTCACGAAGTAACCATTGCTTTAAATTCAATCTATGCTTATCCAAAAACCACTCAAGAGATTTTGGACTTCTCAAGCATTGATGTTTTAGGTTGGCTCACTGATGAAATTTCTGAAACCTTCACTGAAACAGAAGAAGTAGATTTAACCTCTGGTGATGGTAACAAAAAATCAAAAGGTTTATTGACCTACGAACGCACAACTGAAAACGATAAAGTGCGCCCATTCGGCAAACTTCAAAAAATCGAAGTGGCGGGTGCGGCAAACATTGAGGCAGACACTTTAATTGATGCGTTCTATACCCTTCACAGTAAATACCGCAAAAATGCCGTATGGGTGATGTCATCAACCATTGCAGCAGCATTACAAAAACTCAAAAACAAGAATGGCGATTACATTTGGCGCGATGGTTTAACAACCGATGCACCCGCTACATTATTAGGCCGTCCAGTTTACTTCTTAGAGACAATGCCGACTGGTGGTGCAAATCAAGCCGTTATCGCTTTTGGTGATTTCAAACGAGGTTACTTCATTGTCGATCATGAAACAGGCGTACGAACTCGACCAGACAACTTAACCGAGCCAGGATTCTATAAAGTCCACACCGATAAATATTTGGGTGGTGGCGTGGTAGATTCCAACGCAATTAAAGTGATTGAGACAACGGCATAAATCATAGAGGGGCGAAAGCCCCTTTTTTGCTTAATAGGTGAAAAATGAAGAAAGAATTTGAAATCCGCTCTGCAACTATTTCAACGGATGAAGAGAATCAAAAGCTCGTTGGTTATGCGGTCAAATGGAACAGCCCTTCACAAGTGCTTTACTGTGATTTTGTAGAATCCTTTGCGCCTAAAGCATTCAGTGAAAGTTTAGCCAGTGGCGAAGATGTTCGTGCACTCTTTGAACACGACTACACCAAGTTACTCGGTCGTACCAGTGCGGGAACATTAAAGCTAGAAGAAGATTCAATCGGCTTACGTTTTGAATTAACGCCACCTGATACCACCTTAGGGCGTGATTTGTTGGTAAGTGTTGAACGCGGCGATATTAGCGGAATGTCTTTCGGCTTTTGGGCTAAAGAAGAAACATGGAATTTTGATGTAGAGCCTTGCCAACGAACCGTACAAAAAGCCGAACTCTTTGAAGTTACCGTAACAAGCATTCCCGCCTATCCTGAAAGTAGCGTAGAAATTGCTAAGCGTTCGATGGTCGCGGCCAAAGAAAAAACACAAGAACATTCTACCGCACTTTTGAAACAGTGGCTTGATGTGATGGGGGCTTAATATGTGGAATCCTTTTAGACGAAAAGAGCAACGTAGCGAGCCAACCACAATAGAAGAGCTTTTATCTTACATGGGCGTAAACAATACAGGCGCGGGCGAATTTGTCAGCCCACAAACTGCAGAATCGTTACCTGCCGTGATGAATGCCGTTACCGTCATTTCGGAGGCGGTGGCATCAATGCCTTGTTATCTATACGCACTAAAAGAAGATGGCCGAGAAAGAATCTATCGTCATCCTGTTGAATATCTTCTTAATGAAATGCCAAACCGCAGCCAAACACCGTATCAATTCAAAAATACGATGATGCGTCATTGTTTGCTAAATGGTAACGCTTATGCCGTGATTGAGTGGAATAACAAGGGCGAACCAATAAGCCTTACTCCCTATCAACCAAGTGCGGTAAATATCTTCCGTAAAGTAACAGGTGAATATATTTATCAAATCATAGACTTAAACGGGGTAACAAAAAACTATCTTCAAGATGAGATTTTACATTTACGCCATAGTTCTATTGATGGATTTATGGGGCGCTCTCCGATAACCGTTTGTCGTGAAACAGTCGGATTAGGTTTAGCCCAACAACGCCATGGCGCAGCCATTATGAAAAACGGATTGATGGCAAGCGGACTTATTTCAACGGCAGAATGGTTAGATGATGCAAAAGCACAGAAAGCCGTGAAAGCCCTAGAACGTTACAAGGGGGCGAAGAACGCAGGTAAAACCCCTATTCTTGAAGGCTCAATGGAATATAAACAATTAGGCATGACAAACCAAGATGCAGAATGGTTAGCCAGTCGCACGTTTACCATTTCCGATATAGCCCGAATCTACAATATTAGCCCGATTTTCTTACAAGACTACTCGAATAGTAGCTATTCGAATTTCAGTGAGGCAAGCCGAGCATTTCTTTCTCAAACCTTGCGCCCTTGGCTTACTAACTTTGAGCAACAACTCAAAGATGCCTTGATGATTGATTTAGGTAGCAACACCAATAAACGTTACTTAATCGAATTTGATACAAGCGACCTACTTCGCACCAGTCAAAGCGAACGTTTCAGTAGTTATGATGTGGCAATCAAAGCGGGTGTAATGTCTCCAAATGAAGTTCGCCGCCGTGAAGGTTTACCGCCTTATGAAGGTGGAGATGAATTTAGCCAGGCTTGGAAACAAACCGTAGAAGTTAAACGCGGTGATGAACAAGAACAGGGGGCAAGCAATGGCAATGATGCTTAAGGCGGGGAAATATAACAAGGTCATCACCATTGAGGCGAGAAACTATCCCCGAGAGCGAGAAACCAATCTACACGGTGAACACAAAGCATTTTGGAAACATATCGCAACCGTGCGCGCCAGTGTAGAGCCATTGCAAGGGCGAGAGTATTTTAGCGGCCCGTTTCAAATGGGTGAAAACATCATCCGCATTCGCATTCGCTACATTGAGGGCATTACAAACAAAATGCGGATTAAATACGGTAAACGACTATTTGATATTTATTCGGTGATTGACAGTATGGAATCACACCGAGAATTGCAGTTAATGTGCAAAGAGGGCGAGGCTTATGGCGAATATTAATTTAACCCTAGACGACATCAAAGCGCATTTAAATCTTGATCATGATTTAGATGATAAGTTACTGGAAGCCTATAAGGTAGCCACATTGGAAGTATGCCAAAAACATATTGGCAAAACCTTTGGGGAAGAAGAAACGGAAAAGACCATACCTTTTACCCCGGCAATTAAGATTGGTTGTTTAATGTATATCGCCTATCTCTATACGAACCGCGAAGCCGTCACAGACTTAGCCAACCTTAAACCGGCACCAATGACGATTTCCGCATTGTGGGAAGTGTATAGAGAACCGTGCGCTTACTAAGGATTTAGTAACCGATGCCATACCAACCGTTAAGACGTTGTAGCTATCCCGGATGTAGAAACAAAGTAAAGTCCGGTAGATGCGAGGAGCATAAGCCCAAGGACAACCGCCCAAACAGTAGCGCACGCGGTTACGACCACAAGTGGAGCAAATACCGCGAGCAATACTTAAAGCATCACCCTCTTTGCGTGATGTGCTTAGAGAAAGGCATCTACACGCCCGCTACAGTGATAGACCATATCAAGCCAGTTGAGAACGGACAAGCAGACCCGCTATTTTGGGTTGAATCTAATCATCAAGCACTTTGCAGAGATTGCCATAGCTATAAAACACGAGTGATAGACCAACGCGGATTTGGTGCGAAGAAGTAAACCGTTTTGATATCGAAACAATTAAAGCATGTCCATATGTACACAGTTGAGTTGAGTACATAAGTGTACAACTGAATTATGAGCATATGTACACAGTTGAGGTGTTTCGATATCGCAACACCTGAATTATGGCGATATATCCACAGTTGAGTTATGGTCATATGACCACAGTTGAGTTGTGGTCATATGGTAACAGTTGAGTTGTGGTACTAAGAAATAGAGCTGCCCTCAAAATTGAGGAGAGGTCGTTATAACCTCAACTGTTGCATATGGTAAGCGAAAAAATTCGCCTACCAGCCGACGCAAAATTGCGTTGGTTAAATTTGATTTATATCAAACTTTTACGGGTGGGGGAGTTTTTAAAAGAAAGTGGCAAGCCTAAAGAACCGCCCGCCCCCTTTAATTTTTATGCAAGGAAATTTTTTTGAAAATAAGGAAACACAATGACAACTAAAAAGAAGAATTTACACACCCCGCCAAGTTTTTTAGATCCGATTGCTAAATCAGTATGGAAAGAGCGCATCCCTCAACTTCTTGAACGTGGCGATATTCAAGATGCCGATTTAATTCACCTTGAGTTATATTGCGTGAACTATTCCCTTTTCCGTGCAGCCGTTGAAGATATTCACAAAAACGGCTTTTCAATCGTCAATAGCCAAGGCACACAGTCAAGAAATCCCGCATTATCCGCGAAAGCTGATGCAGAAAAAGTGATGGTGAAAATGTCCTCACTGTTAGGCTTTGATCCAGTTAGCCGTAGAAAAAATCCTGTTGAAGTTGATTCAACCGATATGATTGATGAAATCCTCACAATGTAGGCTAAATATGGCAATCTGGCACGCATACGCAGAGAAAATTCAATCAGGTGAAATAGTGGCTTGTAAGAAGATAAAGCAAGCCGTAGCGCGTTATTTTAACGATTTAAACAACCCCGATTATTTCTTTGATCAAAGTGCGGTAGAAAAATTTATCGCTTTCTCGAAACTATGCCCACACGTTAAAGGACACTTGCGAGGTGAGTCGATTATTCTTTCAGATTGGCAAGTTTTCCTCTTTGCCAACATTCTGGGCTTTAAACGAAAAGATACAGGATTAAGAAAATATCGCTCTGCTTACGTTCAAGTGGCAAGAAAAAATGCAAAATCAACGGTAGCAGCCGTTTTAGCCAACTGGTTTTTAGTGATGGAAGGCGGCCAACAGGATATATACACGGCAGCCGTAAGCCGAGACCAAGCCAGAATCGTTTTTGATGATGCACGTCAAATGTGCTTACTTTCGCCTTTACTGAAAAAGCGGCTCAATATTCAACAGCACAAACTCATCAACCCGAAGAACAACAGTATCATGCGCCCATTGGCTGCCAAATCTTCAACCATTGAAGGAACGAACCCTAGTTTAGCGATTGTTGATGAATATCACCTACACACAGACAACAGCGTCTATAGCGCGTTAGAACTAGGACAAGGCGCACGCCCAGAAGGTTTACTCTTTGCTATTACAACCGCGGGAAGTAACGTGATTTCGGCTTGTAAACAGCACTATGATTATTGTGCACAAATCCTTGAAGGGAATGAACAGAACGATAGCTTGTTCGTATTGATTTTTGAACTGGATGAAGAAAATGAAATCGACAAGCAAGAGAACTGGATAAAAGCCAATCCCAATATTGGTAAATCTATTCCTTACCTTGATTTTGAAAACACGATTAAAAAAGCGAGGGGGATTCCTTCCGAATGGGTGGAAATGCTTACCAAGCGATTTAATGTATGGTGTCAAGGCACAACCCCGTGGCTCGGCGAAGGAAACTGGGCGCAATGCGAACGGCAGTACACCGAAAGCGATTTACTTCACCAAGATTGCTATTTAGGACTGGATTTATCTAGCACCAATGACTTAACCAGCCTTTGCTATACCTTTCCACAAGGGAAAAAAGTGCGGTTAGTTACTCGGCATTATATCCCTGAATTTCAACTTAATAATGTGGCAAATAAAAACCGTGCGATGTATCGAAACTGGGTGCGTAGTGGCTGGCTGATTGCAACAGAGGGCGATTGTATCGATTACGACAAAATCAGAGATGATATTTTAAAAGATGCGCAACGTTTTAATATTAAGATGATTGGCTTTGACGTATGGAATGCCACTCACCTACGCACACAATTACAAACGGCGGGGCTTGAGGTTGAGCCATTCCCGCAAACCTATCAACGATTTAGCCCAGTGGCGAAAAGTGCAGAAGTGCTAATCAATAGACAAATGATAGAACATCATGGCGATCCAGTGCTTACCTGGGCGTTATCCAATGTGGTGATGGAAACCGATGCCAACGCCAACATTAAACCAAACAAGAAGAAAGCCGCAAACAAAATCGACCCAGCCGTAGCGTTTCTGATGTCTTTCGGCACTTATCAACTTGAATATGGCGATTTGATTTTCGAGCTTTCAGATGAACACAAACACGCATTAGAACAATTTAATGGTATTGATTTATAGGAGGAATAAAATGGGCGACTTTAGTAACGCAATTGAACAATTTAGAATAAAGATTGAAAACCAGTTAAGGATAGAACAACCAAAGGCGATCAAAAAAGCATTAAACGCAGCAGCACAAGTATTAAAAGATGAAATTAAGCCTATTGTTCCAACTCTATCCAAGAGTACTGATTTTAGAAAAAAAGGCACGGTAAAAAACAATGTGCGCCACAGAACAAGATTATTTAAAGATAAAAGCGGTGGGGTAACTATTGTGCGCATACGCCGAACTAAAGGCCGCAGAATGGCAAGCGTTCGAGATAACACCAAAGACCGCACCGACCCTTTTTATTGGTTTATGTTAGATCGTGGAACGAAAAAAATGAGTGGTGCACATTTTATGGAAAGAGCATGGGGTAAAGGGAAATCAAGGGCTATTAATACTGCAAAAAAAGTATTCATTAGTGAAATGAAAAAACTAAATTAAAAAAATAAAGCCCGATTAAGCGGGCTTTTTTGCAACAACATCTGACTTACAGGTCAAGTGGCCATCATCTACCACTTTGTTCATTTCTGAACGTTCTTATTATATCTCAAACCAAATAACAAAAAAAATAGCCGTAGCTTAACGCATCTAAACTTTGATAAAATAGAACAAGAAATAAACAGGAAAACAAGGGGGAAAGTATGATTAAATCCGTTTTATCCGCATTTGGTTCATTTGTATTTTCTGCTTTAGATTTTTTGTTATTTTTAGCCATATTGCTTTTTGTTGGCTTGTTAGTTTTCATCTTTTGGCCAATATTAAAATGGCCTTTACTGGCTTTTCTAATAGGTGCGATCACCTTCTTTTGTTATCTAATATACAAGATAAAAGAGAAACCAAAACCGCTAGAACAAGACGAAATATTATCCAGCTGGGCGGAACAGGAATTGCAACGCCCTATCATCCAACGGATTTTACAAAAACAAGAGGAAAATAAACCGTTCATTAGCGGAACAATAACGCACATTGGAAATGACGGAAAAGAAACTCGATTAGGCAATATCACTATCCATTTAAAGTAAAGGAATAATTAATCAAATAAAGCGCATCTAGGCTGATCCCCGAAAGCAAGAAACCTTATCTTGTTGGTGCGCTCTTCTCTATAAGGATAAATGCGAAAGGGGCGTTTATGAAAAAAAACAATATTCCAGAATGGTTTGATTTAAATGATTACGAAAATCTCAAATATATGAATCGTAACCAATGGCGATTAGTTTGGCTAGATAGGCTCAATGCTTATAGATATTTGAAAGAAAGAAAAAACATTTCTTCTATTGACAAAAAAGTCATATCTGAACTTCCATTAAAAATTAAAGAAAATATATTTAGAGATGATTTTATATCTTATAAAAACATAATATGGACACTTGATGAGAGTTTTATATTTTTCACATATCAGATTGCTAAAATTTGGGGTAATAATCAGTTTATAAAAGTTTTGGATGATGTCGGACGTTATGTGGAAGAATCTAAAAGAAAAAAAGAAGAAATAGAGTATATTTTAGATGATGTTTCTATTTCTGATTATGAAGAATTAAATCTAGATAATACAGAAATGTTAAAAAAAATTAATAACCATTTTGGGCTTATTGTTTCAATTGATACTAATTTTTCGGATGAAGTCATTCTTTGCCGTTTTAAAGAAATATTATCATCATATAGAAAAGAGAAAAAGGATAATGGAAAAATTATATCGGAAAATGAAATAAAAAGTTTAATCGTATATAAAGTCATACCTTACATTGACTTGACTCTTTGGGGAATGATGACTGGTAAAAAAATCAGAGATCAAGAAATGGCTGATGCTCTATTCCCTGATGAATACGATATATCAAGAATAGATACCATCAGACAAACAGTTAAAAAGAAAGCTTTATCACTACTATCTACCTCTTCACCTAAATTCATATAAAATTTAAGCGTAAAATTACTAATACTATTTTACGCTTTTTTTGTATTAGTAATTCCAAAATAGAATCTCTTACTTGTAAATTTTCTCCTTATTTCTGACTCTCGAAAGTAATTCAAAATAGCATTTTAATACCTCTCGTAACGTTACACCACGCATTTTATGTTTAACTACGAGAGGTATTTTCATGAACGAAGCTCAAAAATTAAATCTGAAATTAAATCCAAACCAAAAACTAATCTCTGGTGAAATCGCCTGCAATATTGTTGGCTTTGGCCGCACCAAACTCAACGAGCTTGTAAAAGCTAAAAAATTCCCTCAACCAATCCGCTTTTCACAAAACTTTGTCCGTTGGGATTTAGAAGAAGTGAATCAATGGATTGAAGAACAGAAGGCTGCACGTGCTTAATCATTGGTTAATAGAAAAGAAAAACGCCATAGCAAGGAAAAAAGAACTATGGCGTAACAATTTAGAAACGATTCTAATTTAAGGAGGTAACCATATGGGTGGTTACAAAACTATTTTATCAGAAATCTTTATAAAAAACACTTTACAAAGTGCGGTGAAATTTGGCATTATTTCTCTGCATTCGCAAAAAACGATTGCCGAGCCTCAGAACTCGATTTATTTACAATTGGCGCAGAGCACGCCTAAAGCGTGTTTTTTTATGCGTAACATTCGCACACCTAAAGAATTTGCGGATTTTGTTTTTATTGATCAAATCTACAAATCTCTCTCAATGGTAGCGTGTAGCGGTAAAGGTTCGCCCTTTGCTGTGTTCCAATTGTCGCAGTTTCTGAGACCGTTACACGTTACCGCCAAAGCCTCAGAACTTTACGCGGTAACTCTCAAGTGTTTACAATTGGAGTTACGCAAAATGTATCAATTCATTTTTGCGCTTATTCGCGCACCTCAAATCAAAATCAGACTTCTTGCCGATAATGAACAACAAGCACGCTCACGTTTTACCGATGGCGATACCTTGTTATTTGTTGGCCGAATTAATCAAAACCCACTCAAAAACAACCGCACTTTAGCGGCAATCTCTCGTGATTCTATGGAGGTGGCTCATGCTTAGTTATGGCGCTATTCAAATGGCATTAAATGACGTAGTTGCTCGTGATGATATTGATGAAATGGAGCTTATAAAGTTACGTACAGAAAGCGAAACGCTTTGTGAAACTATCGAGTTAGGACTAATGGAATTAGGCGATATGGTAAGCCGTTTAGGGCATTTTGCTGATTCTAAGCAGGATTTTGATAATCAAGCGATGAGCAATGACAATTTAAAACATATCGGAGCATTAATTCAAGCCAACGCATATTTTCTAAACACATTGCGCAATATATCAACAGAAGCCACCTATCACCTTAACGGTGGATATAAGGGGTTTAAATAATGAGTAACACTAAATTCCCTTATACCCTTGTTTTTACCTATGACAATGGCGACCAATTCATAGCGGGCGAATATGGCACGCTTAGAGAGGCGTTACAGGCAAAAATCAGATGCAAGCACGAAATAGGACAAGCCGATATTTGCGGTCGGGTGTTAGAAGTGATCACGATTTTGAAAGGGGAAGACAATGAAAGCTAAAAAAATCAAAGCATTCAAAGCGCCATATACACCGACACCCGAGCAGTTAGAGAAATCTTACAAACGTATTAAACAATTCTTAGCCTTTGCAGAAGATTATCTACACTCTGGACACTACAAAGGACTGGCGGCATCAATCGAACAAATCAAGAAAGCGGCAACAATTAGAAAGGTGGCACAACATGAAACCAAGTAACCCAATGCAACAACTTCAACAATGGAAAGATAACCGCAATGCAAATCTGCATTCTGCTAACACCAACAAGCTCAAAAATGAGCTCGTTAAAAGTGCGGTTAAAAGTGCGGTTAAAAGTGCGGTTAAAAGTGCGGTTAAAAGTGCGGTTAAAAGTGCCAACCAGCCCAATTCTGGACTGGTTAAAAATACGCAAGGAAACGTAGGTAGCGAGACCAAAAACAAATATCAAGGGAAACTCTACGCTAATCCATTAGCCTTTAAATGTAGCCAGCTGACACGCCAATTCAAGCTGATTTTAGATAGCAACCGTAAATGTTTAGAAGTCTATCCTGATGACTTCCATCACAAAATCAAGTTTAGAGATGAACTTACTGATTTAGTGGTGAGATTAAAAACAGGCGGAAAGTTATTTAATGAAATGGTTAAGACGCAAAGTGCAAAACTTAACCCAAATAACCAAGAAACAATCAGAAACTTCAATCAAGCTAATGATTACTTAATTCATAAGTTCGGTGAAGTGATAAAACAGATTGAGCAGTTACAAGTTGAAAACATTGAAAAACAAAAATTAATCAATGAGGAAAAATAAAATGGATATGGATCAAAAACTAGACTATTCGAAATTAAGTACTCTCGAATTAAAAGCGATCGCAATGAGTTATCGAAATATGCTTGAAAATAAAGGTGAAACCTTTCATTCGTCTTTACCTTATTTAAATGGAGCAATAGAAGTATTAGCTGAGGAATTAGCTGATTGTCCAGCAATGAATATTGATGAATTAAAGATTCTTCATGATGAACTCTTAATGGTCAATAAGCATTTATTACAAATGGTACCGAAACCACCTTCATCTAATCCAGAAGAAATAGTAGCAACTTTAACTAATGATAAGATTATTGATGGATTGCTGAAAAATAGCATAGCGCTCTCTTTAGTTAAAACCTTTAAATACTTTCAAGAGGTGATTGCTGACCGTATCAATGCTATTGAAAACGGAGTGATTAAAGGGGTGAATAATGGCACGATTAATTAATGCACCGCACCTTGCGGATCAATCACATGAACCTTACTCTGATATTTTTATTCTTGCTGGGCGTAAAGCCTGGCAAGCATGGGATAACGGAAAGGGTGAAGAATGGCTCTTGTTATGTTCTTTAATTCATGGATTAGATAGAAATATAAAACCAGTTATTCTTGCTGAAAAACAATTAGAGAATATTTCTTCTATCCGCATAGTAAAAGAAGATCAACGATCAGTAAAACTTGTTCAATATGGTGAACTAGCACAAGCTGAAATAACGGCTATTTGTCAAAACTTAGCTAAAAACTCTGATGCAATAGATGTCAAACTTCTTGATTCTGCAGCGCAGACTAAAGAAGATTTAAGTGCTTATATTCAACGCTTACGCAATGATAAAGATACTGCAGATCTCGCAGAAAAATTAGTACCGCCAGAGAAAGTGAAAGATAGCGATTGGGCAGATAAAAAAGCACGCGCGCTTTCTAAATATCTAGGCTTTGATTTTGGATATATACCGCTCACAAAAGAAACGCTAACTTATAATGGCATAAGTTGGGATCGATACGATGAGGGAAATTTAATCAGTGGTGCAGTACGTTTTTTTGAAGAAAACAACCTAAGATATAACGCCAATTCAATTGAATTGACAGTAAAGACGTTGAAGATTCAATCTACGATACTAGGCTTACCAAAACAAGGTTTATTAGCCTTTAAGAATGGGGTTCTTGATAGAAAAACGTTAGAATTTTCAGAGCATTCTAAAGAAAACTGGCTTTTATCGCATATTCCTCATGATTATATTAATAAGAGACAACCAACGCCAAATTTTGATAAGTGGCTTGACTGGGTAAGCGATGGTAACCAATCAAAACAAAATGCAATTTTGGCCGCGTTCTATATGATTCTCACCAATCGTTATAACTGGCAAATGTATTTAGAAGTTACAGGACATGGCGGAAGTGGAAAATCAGTCTTTGCTAAATTAGCTAAAATGTTAGTTGGTGAACAAAATATTAGTGCAGCATCTTTAGAAGATTTTGAAGACCCCAAAGAAATGGATGGATTTGAGGATAAACTACTATTAATTTGTTCAGAACAGCAAGCATATGGTGGAAAAGGTTCTGGATTAAAACGCGTAACAGGTGGCGATGATGTTCGAATAGATAAAAAATATATATCTAGATTTACCACCGTTATTCCCGCGGTTATCTTAGTAGTGAATAATGAGCCAACAAAATTTACTGATAGAACTGGTGCGATAGAGAGACGGAGAGTTATTTTTTCTTTTGATAAAATCATCCCAGAAAAAGATAGAGATCCTGATTTGATGGACAAAATAGCAAGTGAAATCAGTTCTATCATTTACAAGATAATCCACTCCTTTAAGCATCCATTAGATGCAAAGCAACTTCTAGAGCAGCAACAAAAAAGTGATGAGGCGTTAAAGATTAAAATCAATTCCGACCATATCACTTTATTTTGCAGTTATCTCTACACTACAGAAGAAGAGAATGGGCTTGGGATCGGTAACGCAAAGATGCGCAGTCGTTTTAGAACTCATCTTTATCCTGCTTATTTAGAATTTGTCGATGCGATAAACCATGAATACCCGATAAGTTATAACAACTTTACGAGTGCAATCAAACAAGGGCTGATTCAAAATAGAAACCCGATTGCTTTCAAGAGTAAAAAGTCTACAGGTGGAGTATTTAAAACAAATGTTCACTTCAAAAACTTTGATGAGTTTTTTAATGAATATTTACAAAAATAATAAAATTGAGGGCGAAAGCCCTCTTTTTGGTTAATTAAAGAGGGGAAACAGTGGAGAGATGGACACGTGGAGACACACTGATTTTCAAGTATCCACTCACCCAACTATATGATTTAAAACAATAAAATGTGAAAAAATGGATAGTGGAGGCAAAAAATCAAAAAATAAACTTTTTTTTAAAAAAAATACTAATTATAAATTCAAGTTCATTCCGCAAGATTCACAATAATCACCGATAAGCTGCATTACGGGTTTTCTTTCTTCTAAATAATTATATCGATTGTAAGTATTTTCTAAGTCGTCTCCGCCTTCTAATAAATGAGAGAGAATAGTTTCAGATACATTGCGTTCAACTTTATGAGAGGCTAAGAATGTTTTAATAAACGCACGGATGCCGTGAGCAGTTAATTTATCTTTATAGCCGATACGTTTTAGAGCAACATTTACGGTTGCTTTATTCATGGGTTGATTTTTTGATGAGCGGCCAGCAAAAACAAAAGAGCTATTTTCTGAAAACAGTTTCATCACTTCTAAAAGCTGAATTGCTTGTGAAGATAAAGGCACAGTATGCGGTCGTTTTTTATCTGCTTGTCCTTTCATTTTTTCTTTGGGGATATTCCACAACTTGTTATCAAAATCAATTTCTGACCATTCCGCATTTACCGCCTCTTTTGGTCGTAATGCCGTTAAGAATGACCAACAAATTAATAAATAGGTTTTTTTCCCTATACGAGCATTTGCTAAGTCTTGGAATAATTTTGAGAGTTCATCAAGTTTAATAGTGGGATGTGGCGTAGATGATTTTATATAGAAGTTTTTCACGGCCAATCTGCAGTTATGGCTTTCTATGATACCTTTTGTTATCGCATGATCCATAATGGCACTGACAAGCTGGTGGATTTTTTTGAGCGTGTTACTTCTATCTGCTATTTTTTCATAAATGCTAACTAACTCTTTTACTTTTATTTCTGATACATGCTTATCGCCAATATAAGGGAAGATATGATTTTTCAATCGTTCCCAATTCTTTTCTCGTGTTTCTGGATTTTTAGCTTTTTCTTTGTAGATACCATTAAAGTAACTTTCTGCAACAGAATGGAAAGTATCTTTTAAACGGTTTTCATATTCTTGTTGGATGCGTATTTTTTCTTCTTGTGGATCGATACCTTTCGCAAGTAACGCACGATATTCTTCACGTTTAGCACGAGCATCTGCTAATGATAATTCTGGATAACCGCCTAAGGCCATTTTTGTTCTTTTCCCGGTTACTGGTCTAGCGTAGTTAAATCGCCAGCTTTTAGAACCACTAGGTAAGATTAGCAGCAATAAGCCCTCACCATCAGATAGGGTATATTCTTTCTCTTTTGGTTTAGCATTTTTGATTTCAGTCGGAGATAAAGGTTTTACTATTCTGGCCAT